GTTTCCCAGTCACGATCTGTGTGTATTTTTAACATTTTTTCCTTTAAATGTTCAGGCATTTTTCTACCTAAACCATATTTATTTCCTTTATGAAATAATGAAATTTTTAACTTTGTTTCTTCAGTATGTTTATATCCAATTCTGTTCAAACTAGTTGCTATTGATAATTTACGTTTAGTTTCTTCTGAATATTCTCCAGATCTATCATTTGATTTTGTTAGTTTACAATTCATACCATTTTTACCCATAACAGAATATAAGTCTTGATAATATCGCTCTTTTTCATTTAATTCTGATTCTAAACATTCAATCACGATTTCAAATTTATGTTTTTTTATACCATATTTTAGAAATGATCCGTATAGAATGGTTTGACTTTTGCAATGTAATCTTTTATACGCTGTAAAACGTTTTTCAATATTAATTGATTGTCCGATGTAAATTTTCCCTTTTGGATTTGTTATTTTATAAATTCCTATCATAATTTTAATTATTCATCTTGATTATTTTCCATTTTCCCTCAGCCATGGGTTTTACATTCAATAAAAAACCTTTTTCAACTTGATTATCTTCATTTATGAATTCAATCAATCCATACATATTTTTTATAGTTTTTCCTTGAATTACTGTGCTGCCGTTTAATTGTTTCATAACATCATAATCACAAATATGATCAAATTCAACTTCTTCGCAAACAAAACGCGGTTTTTCTAACTCTGAATTCTGAATAATTCCATTTTCAGCATATTCAGGTTCTCCAATTAATTGTGTTTTCATTTTTGAATTTGCCGATGAACTAGCATAACTAACAAAATCACTAGGATATTTATCAAATCCGGATCCAAAATACCAACCATGGCGCAACAACATATTGAAAGGAGAAAGCCTTAAATTGAATGCTGTATTTGGGCTAAAAATTCCGGTTGGTTGTTTTTCGAAATCATCCTGCCATTTACGTTGTAAAAATACATTGTTAACACCTCTTTTCAAATCATTAAACCAAATATCATTGTCATATGTCGTATCTTCGGTATTATTCAATGAAACGGGTTTTCTTCTTGCAAATTCAAAACCATATCCGTCAGATCGTAATTTAGAAACTTTTGTATATGCATTTTTAAGTCTACTTATTACTGTTGTGAAAGTAGATTTAGTATTTGGTTCATCCAATCCCATTGCTTCCTGATAATCACCGCCTTTTTCATATCCAAATTCAAGTGATGAAAAATAATTGTCCGCAGCTTCGGAACGTTTTACTTTTTTAATCTGATTTGGTAATCTAACCAAAACATTTCTATTGAAAAAATATTCTTTTTCCTCAATAACTAAAACATCTTTGTTACCTTCTTTTTCTATTCCAAAGCCAATATTTAAAGCCGCATCGCAGGATTCAAACATTTCCTTAAATGATGTTGTCAATGGTTTGAATAAATTTTCAACTTTAGGATCTTCACTTGGAATTGGGAGTTTATCAAATCCTCTTATCCAAAAACCGTGTACAAATCCTATCAATGACCATTTTCCATCAACTTCATAACCCAAATCAGTACGTCCAAATAAACTACTTCTAAGTGAGTTTTTTTGATTGGTACATATTGTTACCAAACGATCAAACATTTCAAAAATAAGAACTGATTTAGAAGTGCTTTTATCGAAAAATGAATTTTCTTCAACTGTGAAATTATCACAAACAATATCTTTTACAACTGTAGTCAATCTGGATGAATGTAAAGATCTACCATCAAAATTTTGGTCAAAACACAAACTTAATGAATCACCTTTTTCAACTGTAATTGTTTCATCAAAAGTAATTGAATATCGTTTGTTGTTAAGATCTCCATAATTTGTTTTGGTGAATAAAAATCTGTTTTGTTTTATTGTATAATCGGTACCATCTTTGTATTGAGCCATTCTCAACCAAAATTGAAAATTAGAAACATCATCAAGAACCGTAATATCAACTGTAAAATCAATTCTAAATTTTATGTGAAGTATTCTTTGTGAATCTGAATTTGCAAAGAATAAATTGCTTACTTCGGCATTACCTACTCTGGTCCAACTATTATCACCGGCATTACCGCCAGGCAAAACAGATTGTGCATTTTCATGTGATTTACTTGATAAAAATAATGGTACTCCAACCGTTGAACCTCTTGTGTTACCATCATCTGTATGATTGGTCATTTCAACGCTATTTTCATCCGATTTAACTTTATAATCAGATTTCAAGAATATTTCACGTCCGTCAATCTGGACTTCAATAGGTTGCAATGGATCGATAGGATAACGGTCAATTGTCGTTATCCTATCTATTTCTACTTGTTCCGAATCTCTGGATTTCAAAAGTTGTTCCAATCCTCCGGAATTGAATTTTACAGAAACTTTTCCTTCTTCTGATTCATACGTTGATAAATCCAAGAAACCAAAATATGTTTGCGTCCAAATATCACTAACGGGATCACGTTCTTCACGAATCAATTTTATTTCTGCCTGAATTCCGTAAATCTGACGAATCAATTTTATATGTTCGGCACCATCTAAAACAAATTTAAGTTGATTGGAAAACTGTTGAAACAATCCATAAGAAGTTTTGCTTCTTTCAATTTCAACTTCATCACTTTTCCAACCTTCAGGTTCAATAATAGTCTTATCTGTGAAATTTATATTTCTCAGAATATATCTTACTCTGTCGTTATATCCTTGGTTTATATTTCCCATTAAAGCTGATTTTTAATTTTCCAAATGGCATGTGACAAATCTACGGGTTTTTCATTTGATTTTAATGGTTTGTTTCGCTCAACCGCCTTTCTAAGCAATTTCATTTCCTTGATAAGCTCAGGATCTTTGTTTTCTTTGACAAATACCAATTTTTGAAACTCATTTATTTTTTTTGCTTCTAACTGTACATCCTGACCAACTCTTTTGCGTTTTTTGGTTGTATAATCATCAACTGATTTATAAACGTTATCACCTTGCATCAATTGAACCAAAGTATCTTTGTTAGGTGTGATTTCAACCTCACCTGATTTTCTTTCGATAACCTCTGAAACTCCACCATCACCAACGTAAGCAAGTTCTTTGGGACCGCCTTTTCTACCCATTTTATATTTAGGAATTGGTGTAGCAATAACTGCCGCCAATTGTACCGCAGCAATCGCAGCAGTAAGCGCAGCAAATGCAAAAGATGCCGGAGGCGCAACCGTAAGTGCAGCGGTAACCGCAACACCTAAATTGATTGCAGCCTGAGCAATTGCAAGTGCTTTATTGAACTTTGCTTGTTTTTCCTGTTCCTTGCGCTTCTTTTTGTTTAGTTCTTCCTCTTTTTTGGCGCGTTCAATTTCCAGAAGTTTCTTTTGCGCTTCATCTTCACCGGCTAATTCAGTTTGTTTTGCATAATATTCATTGTTTTTTTCAATCTCAGCATCAATATTTTGAATTCTTGTATCAAATAATGCACTCGCCAAATCAGATAATGCGCCTGATAAATCTTGAGCAATATTTCGGATATCCTCGGCAAGTTTTAATTCTTCATCCTTGATTTTTTTATTGCGTTTTTCAAATTGTTCAAGTTCTTTTTCTGAAATATCAGCACGTGCTTTACTTAATTTTTCTGCTATTTCTTGACGTTTTTCTGCAGTTAAACGCTCTTTATCTGGCAATTCGTCGGAAGCTTTTAATTCTTCTTCTAAAGTATCGGCCTGTGCTCTCAAAGATGCCAATGCTGCTTTTTTCTTAATTTCAAAAACACGTTCTTCATGCGCACGAATCAAATCTTCGCGTTGACGCATTTTCATATCTTCCAAACTTCCTAATTCCTTAAAACGTGTATTTTCCGCTTCAAGTTCTTTATTCATGTTTTCATTGATACGGGAAACACGTTTATCTAAGGATTTTTTGTATGATTCCTCATCAAATTCGCGTATTTTTTCAATATCTTTTTGAGCTTTTTTATTTACATCAACAATTTTATTTGCAGCCTCACGCTCAATGAACAACCTTTGATTGGCATTCATTTTATCTTCTTCCAAAACAAATTTATCGGCATCTAATTTGTGGTTTTTGGTAAGTTCGGCAAGGGCAATTTCATTTTTATTAACATTTTCAACTGCTTTAATACGAATATCATCTTTTAATTTTTGGTCATCAGCAATTTCACCATTTATTTTAATTAAACGCTCTAAACGTTGGCGTTCTAATTCATAAAGAGCATCATTTAGCGCCTTGGCACGTTTCAAAGCGTCTTTATCTATCTCTGTTCCTCCTGTAGGAGGTGGAGTTGCGGCAGCAGGTTTCTTTTTTAGAGCCAACCTTTTTTCTTCAGCTTGTCTCATAACTTCTTCTTCTAATGCAATAGCTTTAAGCAATCTTTCTTTTTCTTTTTTTAGATCTTTTCCGCTAACTCCTGATAAATTTATTGCAAAAGGATTAAAATCTTTTAATGCTTTTTGATTTTTCAAATATTCCTCATATAGAACTTTTCTTTGATTAAATGCGGCCTTTCTAATGGATTCTAATTGTCCTTCAATATCTTTAGAACCAAAAGACATTCCAAAATTAAATCTTTGTTCAAATGCTTTTGCCCCTTCCGCAGCTCCTTCTAATTTAGCTTTTCCAAATAATTCATCCCAAGAAGTATTTAATCTGATTAATTGTTCCAATGCTCCTTTGGCTCCATCAATAAAAAATGCAAAAAAATCAGATATTGCACCTGAACCCTGTCCGATTGATAAAACCAAACTATCATAAGTGCTTTTTAACAATTCTGTTTTACCTGTCAAAGTATTCATTCTAGTTGCTGCCTGTTCTTCTGCTGTTCCTACTTCTGACATTTGACCAATTAATTCTTTTAATCTGTCAGTATGTGAAAGTACATTTATTGCAGCAGTTGCGTTTTCAAGTCCAAAAACCTTCACAATCGATGCATTATCTTTCAAAAGAGGTTTCAATAATTCTAATTTTTGCTGAATAGGAATTGTTTTATCTCTAAGAGTTTCCATTGAAATACCAAGTTTTTCAAACTCGGCACGCGCCAATTTAGGCAATGCATCTGGCGCAGAAATTTTCAATAATATATTTCTCAAAGCTGTTCCAGCATCAGCTCCTTTTAAGCCGTTTTCTGCAAGTAATTCAACTAATGCAGCACTTTCTTTTATATTTATGTTTGAACTACGCGCAACAGCTCCAAATTTTAACAATGCTTCTGTTAATTGAGGAATTTCAGCAGATCCAAACTTTGCACCATTAGCCAATGCATCAATAAACAATTGAGCTTCATCGGCTCCGGCTCCAAATTGATTTAAAGCATCCGTTAATGCGGTTGCTGCCTCTGGCAATTCCATTCCGGCTGCCTGAGATAAAGTAACGGCTGCTTGCGTGACCTGGTTTAAAGCTTTTACATTTGAAAGCAATTCAGGTTTTGCACCGGCAATTAATTTATAAGCTTCAACAACTGCTTTTGCGCCTCCATCTACTTTTTGACCTAAATCAATAGCTGAATTTTTAAGAAAATCCAAATCTTTTCCCGTTGCACCGGTTATGGAACTTAAATCCGCCAATGATTGTTCAAAATCTTTTATTGTTTTATAAGCATTAGATAATATTGCCGCAAATGCTTGAACACCTCCAACCAAACCAAATGCACCGATAAGATTTTTAAGACCGTCAGCAAATGCGTTTAATTTAGGATAATTACCAACTGATTTATGGAAATCACCAACCGCTTCATCTGCGGCACGAACTCTTTTATCCAATTCAGCAAACGCTTTAGTAGCTTCTTTTATAGCGGCAATATCTTGGTTTTCGGCAGCAAGCAAATCAAGTAGTGTTTTTTTTGCTTCAGTTCTTTTTGCATTCAATTTTGTATAAACACCAACCAAGCCTAATCTTTCGCGAGCTTCTTCTTTTAGAATACGATTGTTTATTTCTAATTGTATTCGTTCTTCAATAGTAAGCTTTGTATTTCTTTTTTTAGATGATGCTTCTTTGTCATCTAATTCAAGTTTTTTCTTTTTGGTATCTAAAGTTGCTTTCTCAATTTTTTGCAAAGAGATTTCAGCAGCTTCTTGTGCTTTAATTTCTCCTATTACTTTCTGAATAGCTAATGTTTGCTGATTTTTAAGTGTAATAAATTCATTTTGATTTGTTACTTTTCCAAACTTATCAGCTAAACCTGTCAACTCTTTAAGACCATCTGCAACCCTTTTGTTTGCATCAATAGCTAATTGCATATTATCAGCATACTGTTTACCAATAGTCAAAGCTTTATCTTCTATAATGTCTTTTTGTGTAATAACGCCACCGTTTGCCATCAGATTTATTTTTTAATGATTTTATTTATTTCACTTAGTGATTTTATCAATTTTTCATTTGCTTCAACAGCCTTTTGGAATGCTAGTTTATAAGTTTCCATAAAATTATTTTTTAGGTTTATTTTGCTCGGAAATAGATTTAATTTTTAACGCGACCTGTCTTTTAATCGCATGGAATTTTGTATAAGTCACGGTATTATAATCAAAATCATATCCCACAATCATTGTATAACCGGCCATGATATCATCAATAGTTAATTTTTCATGCTGAACAACTTTTGATTCTTCTTCATCTTCTTCTTTTGGAAGTTGGGAACGCAAAGCATTTATTTTTATTTTAAGCCCTTTTGCGAAACGTTTTATCTGTGAAAGGTCGTGATAGTAGTTTTCTGTATTATCATCGCGCAATTGATAACGTTTACCACGTAAAATTTCAACTAATTCATCATCCTTTGCGAATTCTAAACATTCACATGCTCCAATAACAAATTTATGTTCCGTTTCTAAAGCTTCAACATCTAGCGTAATTCTGAATTCTTTTTTTGATTCTGGTGTACTTTCACGTTCTAAATGCTCTTTGAAAAGTTTATCCCAAATTGAGCTTAAAATTTCAGTATTAGTTTCCGTATCTGATAATAAAGCAAAATCACCGGTTGCAGCTATTTTTAAAAATGTTTTATATGGGATAGTATCAAGTGATGCAAATGTCATATTCCTAAATTATTACGTAAGT